TATTGGCGTTGAAAGTCGGTTACCAAGTGAGGCGCACGGCGCAACCTGCGGACGTTTGTACCGTTGTCGGTGTAATTTAGTTTATCCAATGAATATAGTTTTCCGTTTTCATAGTCGCCCACCAAAACTAAACCTTGAAAAGATGCAGAGCAATTACTACGGTGACGCTGGTATGTCCCGTCCGAGGCCATAGCAAGCCACTTGTGCCACATTCCCGTGGTGGAGTCATACGCCCATGTCAAGTTCAAAGTTGGAAAAGATGTAACGTAAACTTCATGGCCTTCTAGCTGATACGTGTACGAAATAGCGTCATCAATGTATTGGTTTGTCAGCGTGTTTTCTACAGCATGGTTAGAAATCCTTTGTGGGATGTAACCATTCATTTGCATGATTTGCGCTTGCCCGCGATTGTTGCGCGACACATAAGCAAAAGAATTGCCTAATCGAGCAACGGAGAATTGAGCCGCAATTCCATGCTGGGTAGATGTGCCTGGAATTCTTTGGAATGGGAAAGGCACTGCACCAACATCGCTCCACACTTCGGAAGATGCTTCACCCATCAAATAAACTTCGCGGTGGTCAACAATTAAGGCAACCAACTCATCCGGCGCACCATCTTTTAGCGCATAGCTTGTTGAGGTAGAAATGGTGCTTAACAGGTTAGACGAACCCCATTGCTGCGTGCCAGGGTTGTTATAGACAAAGTAATTGTCAATAATGTCCACCGATGTGCCGCCGCTAAACGCACCATCCGTACTAGGCAAAACGCTAAAGTTAAGCCCATACATTGTCTGACCAACCGCAATAGTTAAAGACGAACTAATTGTGTAAGTGCCCGCTCCACCAGAGCCAGTGCCAAAGGCGGTAACAATTGTGCCAACCGTAACACCTGCGCCTTGTACCGTTTGACCAAGGTAAATAGTACCCGATGCCACCGCCGAAACGGTCATGGTGGTTGCCGCAACAGTTGCCGTATATCTAGCACCTACCGCAGCGGAAGTCATTGGCTCAGCCGCTACAGTTTGGCTAATGTTTAGGTTGTAAGTTCCTACCCCGCCCGTGCCAGTGCCCAAAGACGTAATTACGGTTTCTGCCGTTATGCCAATACCTGTCAAGCCTTGGTTAGCCGTAATTGTGCCGCTACTAACCTTTGTTACCGTTAGCACAGTACCGCTTATAGAAGCCGTAAAAACGGCGTTTGCTGGGCTTGAAATGCGCCATGTGTACCGATAAGCCCCGTCCACAATGTAAGCGTTTATTCCGTTGTCAGATATTCCCACCCGACCCGATGACGAGTTAAGCAACCCTACAACCGAAGCCGTTAGGTTAGACGTAAAGACGTAAACGTAAGACCCGCATACAACAACCATTTGAGCGCCGCCCGACAAGGTACGCATACCGCGCACTTCGGCGTTATTTAGAACGGCTTGTAGGGTTAGCCCTGGCGTTGGGTAAAGCGCAACCACGCCGCGAACACCAGGCTGCTTGAGTGGGTCAATTTCTGGAAAGAAATTAATACACTCCTGCGCGTCTTGGTAGATCGAAGGTGCTTCGTAACTTGGGCCAACAAAACCAAATTCTGGCATATTTTTACCTTAGCGCAAAAAGCCGCCTGTGAGAATCCAGCCAGCATCTTTTGAACGTCCTGTAAGCAGCGCATCTTGATATCGAGCAACCATTTGCGGGCGCATATTTGTCCGCTTAATCGTAGCTTTTGCTTCGCCTGCAAACTTTTGAATCATGCTAATTTGGACGGGTGACGCTTTGCCGTACATGGGCATTAATCGTTCGGCTAGACACCAGCGCAAGGCGTTTACGTAGCCTTGCGGGATACGAATAATGTCGTACATGGTTGTAAAACGAGCAAAAATAGTATCCGTAAACAAGTGCATTTCACCTTGGGATGGGTTAGGCCAAACGCTAAGATTGCCCAAAGTGTCGCCAGGGTTGTAATACAGCGCTTTAGGCCACGGGCCGTTTAAAGTTTTTAAGCCGATCAAAGAATAGTCGTCTAAGGTTAAAACCGCTACGGGATAGTCTAAGCCGCCGCCTTGTACGGGTTGTCCGTTAGCCGTAGTGTTAATCCTTACGAATGAAGAATTTACCCGCAATGGCTTTTGGTAAAACGCTGAAATTGTTGTGCTTGCTACCGATTGCGAAATGTTTACCTGATACGTCCCGACTTCTAAAGTGTTGCCACCAGCGCCGCTAATAAACGAAACAATCGTTGTTCCTGACGTTATCCCCGTTCCCGTTAGCGTTTGGTTTAACGTAACAGCACCCGAAGAAATAGCGGTAATAGTTAGGACGTTGCCCGAGATTGAGCCTGTGAACGTTGCGCCTACTGACCCGCCTGGGCCAATTGTGTATTGGGTTTGTCCACTAACTACGGGGAAAATTATCTCCGTGAAGTTGTAGACCATCATATCTTCGTTAGACCATTGATCTAACATATCGTTGAGCATATCAAACGCATCTTGCGCCGCATCAGGCGTAGGCGTTTCACCAGCCTCTAATGCGCCGATGTCTTTCAATGATCTAGAAACTATGTCGATTGGCTGTGCCATTGTTGCTCCAAGGTAAACACAGGCGGTTTCCAGGGAGGCACAACAGATTTCGTCTTGCTAAGAAGCGCCAATTGTTCCTCTAACCGTGATTCTATTACATTTTGCCCGTATTGGGTTGCGCCTTCTTTTACCCATGAAATCACTTGATTTTCGGTAACTTCGGCGTATGGGGTCTTTACGCTAAACTTGTCAAATTCCCAATTTCCTTCGGTTTCGACTACGTTTTTGTCGTCAGTAGCCAAAACGTGATACTTGGCGTGCGTTATTGCCTCGCCTTCTACGGAAATATCAAGAATTTTCCAAGTCGTAATCATTAAACTATTTCATCTGCGGGTAAAGGTGTGTTGCCTTCAGCAAGCCACTTTAGGTAGGCTTGGTAGTCGGTGTTGGCGGGGTCAAAAGGTATGAATGCGTTGTCAGATAGACGTATAACGCAAGTTTGTAGTCCATCTAAATTTTTTAAACATAATTTATACATGTTATAACTCCGCAGTTAAAAAAGCACTACCTTGCGCCCTTGTTGTTTGGTATTGTGATAAAGATATATTTGTATTATTACCAGATGTATAACCAGCTCCTATAGAAGTGCCTGTTAAAGTAGGAGTTGCTCTCATGGTTACGGGAAGTGGAAATGTCTGGAAAGCAGAAGCTGTATCAATTACAAACCCCGCAGAATAACCTTGATAATACCGCTGGCACAGCGCTAACTCCGTACCATAAGACCTAAAGTCAAAGCTGGTGGCAGTGGAGCCTTTCTCTAGCTGTACGCCTGTGATGTAAAAGGTAGCGCCGTTTGTGCTAATCAAATTGGTTGCACCGGTAGCTGAAAAATATGACGTTCCAGCCCAAGCGCCTGCTGTTCCAAGGTATGTGGAACCCATCCCAATACTCCAAATAATATCTATTCCATTACCATTATTTGTAACCCAAGTGCCAGTTGTATCTCCAGCAATAGTAATAGTTTTTTGTTCAAAAGTATTAGCCGCACTAATTGTGTATGTAAATGGATAAGAGCGGGTTTGTGTGTTATTGGTTATAGCACCTCCAAAAGTACCCGTGACACTGCAACGAACCCAAAAAGATAGGGTTACCGTTGCAGCAGAGGCTGTTCCCCATCCCAAATCGGCAACATTAAAACCTTCAATTTTTTGGCGAACAGGAATGTAAAATTGTGTTGCGCCAATTGAAGAATCGGCGGTTGTTACGGTTGCCAATATTGAGTTTTTAAACCCAGTAGGCGCAGTTGTAGATTGCTGAATGGTAAAAACACCGTCGGCAGATTGACCTATTGCGGAAAACCTGTCGCAAGCATAAAAATCACTTGCTGCATTTACTGTTACAGCCGCCCCCGCATTACGCTGGTCTATAACCATTGCGCCGTTGATGATGCGGTTTTTAAAGCCAAAGGTGTTGGTTGAATTGAATGAACCCGTAGTAGCTAAGTTAGTACCATCAAAGGTCAATGCTGAGCCGGTAGTTAATGCGCTTGTGCTGCTGGCGTAAGGAATTCCAGTAGACGTAAAACTTGTTAATCCTGTACCACCAGCCGCAGTTCCAAGGTTAGCAAAGGAAAGTGTTCCGCTGCCGTTTGTTTGCAATGGTTGCCCATTAGTGCCATCCGCTGTCGGTAACGTCAAGTTGACCGTTCCTGCAATGTTTGGGCCAAGCAAGTTAAGTGACCCACCCGCCGCTGCTTGAAAAGTTAAAGTTCCCATGATGCTTCCTTATGGTGCAATTATAAGTTGCGAGGCTCGTAATGCGCCTGTAGATGGCGTAAAACTAAGTTTAGTTGATGTGGTGTATTGTGGCAAATTACCTGTGTTTGCCGTTACCCAGGTCGGGTAGACCGATGTTGCCGTAGTTGTGTCATTAGTCACAGCCACGTTGTTTGCATTGGTTGCAGTCGTAACAACGCCTGTTGCGCTTGTGTTTTCAGCAAGGATAGATAAATTGCGTGGTAGGCTCATGATTCAATCCATTGGCAAGTTTTTTCGTCCCAAATATACCTTTTGTCGTCTACAGGCATGGGCATAGGCGAATCCCACTGGCAAGTCTGCTCGTTTAGCGTCCAACTAGGAAACGGCTGCGGCGGGATAAACGCATCCCTATCTAGGTCGTAAGTGTAACCAATACCGGCGTAATTCTTACGAAACGGCATACCACCCAATAGGTGCTGTCCTGCCCTAGTGTTATAGCTAGTCTTTTTCCAGACAGTTCCGGTTGTTTCCGCATAGATAGCTTCGCCATCAAGCGGCTCATCAACGCCCACAATTACTTGTAGGACTATGTTGTTTTCATCAAGTTCTGCAAAATGTGCCATGATTAGAAAGTAATTGTTCCAGTACCAGCAGTAAATTTGTAAATTTTGTATCCAGTCCTAGAAGTTGTATCTGGAGTAGTATTTCCAGCGCTTCCATTGCAAGTGAGACCAGCAGATACAGAAGTTAAATTTCTATATGTATTTTCATAAGCAAGTATGACAACTCCAGAACCTCCTGCACCCCCTACACCAGTAGTACCGTTTCCACTTCCACCGCCGCCACCACCAGTGTTTGCAGTGCCAGGACTACCAGCTCCATTAGTTGCACTACCTCCATTCCCACCACCACCACTTCCACCTGTTCCAGCAACCCCATTACCTCCACCACCGCCGCCGCCAGCATAATTAATTGAACTACCCATTATTGAACTAGGCAATCCAACTCCGCCAGCAGCGCCTGTATTTGCAGTAGCTCCATTTGCACCTACTGATCCAGCGCCACCTCCTCCTCCACCTGGAAATCCAGTTAGACGTGCGCTTCCATAGCCACCTGCGTTTCCTTGTCCAGATGTACCTGTGCCGCCTGCTTTTGTTCCAGCGGTAGTTCCATAACCATTACCACCACCACCTGACCCGCCATTACCGCCAGTAGGCGTAGTAGCTTCACTGCCACCATAACCGCCACCACTAGATGTAACAGAATTAAAAACAGAATTGCCACCAGTATTAGCTGAAACAACTGCTCCTGAATATGTTCTACCAGTTCCCGCAACACCTACAGTAACTGTAACGGTAGAACCTAATGTTACGTTAGATGTGCCGGTTAGCATACCTCCAGCACCACCACCACCACCATTAGAACCTCCTCCGCCACCGCCGCCAGCTACAACTAAATATTCAAATAATGTAGATGGTAAAGGCCATATCCCAGCTTTTAATGCCTGCAAAACAGTAGCTATTTTCCAAACGCCCTTGGCACTAGCAGTCGTCGGCGTTTGCGCCGTGGACGACATGATGGAGCCTTTATATCTTGTAGCCATTGTTGTTTACCAAGATATAGAACCCGTGCCAGCGGTGAATCTGTACACTTTGTAACCCGACCGATACGTTGTATTCGGCGTGGTATTCCCAGCACTGCCGTTGCAAGTCAAGCCTGCGGATACAGAAGTGAGATCAGGGCTTGTATTTGGGTAGGCAATGATTAATATGCCAGAACCGCCAGCCCCACCTATTGCAAGTGATCCACCGCCGCCACCACCACCGCCTTGGTTAACGCCGCCTGCGGCTGTATTAGTACCAGTTACTCCACCTGCACCACCACCTAAACCGCCAAGAGTTGTACTTGTGCTACGTGTCCATCCACCACCACCGCCAGCGTAATAAACACCAGTGCTTGTTATTGCAGTCCCAACTATGGTAGTAGTTGTAGCCTTATTCATGGTGTAAGTACCAATTCCGCCTGTACCTGTACCAAGCGCAATTACTACTGTACCTGCTGGGACACCTGAACCCGTTATTTGCGTACCAATGCCTATAACACCCGCAGAAACTGCCGTTATTGTTAAAGTTGCACTAGTAGCCGTAGTAGCAGTACCGGCAAAATTTGTAGTGATTGTGCTTAATAGGCCAGCACCGCCAACGCCAGTAGAAGCTGTACCGCCTACGCCAGCAACAGAATACCCGCCGCCACCGCCGCCAAAGTTGCTGTTTGAATCTCCAGCACCGCCGTTTTTACCTTGAGTCCCTGACCCAGTTCCAGCAACTGATCCAGCTAAGTATCCAGCACCACCACCAGAACCACCATTGCCGCCATATTTAGTACTAGTACTGTCCACATCACCACCACCACCACCTAGCGCGGGGCTTGAGCCTGATGCAGTAAATACTGAATTGTTTCCAGTGCCAGGTACTGTACCAGTTCCAGCAGGAGGAGTTCCACCAGCACCAATTGTTACCGTGTAACTTGTTGCAGGATTAACGGATAAGGCTGAAGATAAAACTACACCTCCAGCACCACCGCCGCCGCAATAATTCCATCCTCCAGGGCCGCCACCAGCAATCAATAAAAATTCAATTGGAAAAGACAACGTAACCCAAGTAGATGCTTTTTGCGCCTGCATTACATCACTGGTAGTCCAAATCCCTATGGCGCTAGAAGATGACGTAGTTGGTTCCGTTGAAGAAAGAACAGAACCCTTGTACTGCGTAGACATTAGGTTATGGCTTCGTAGGATGAAGTTAATTCAATTGCGCTTGCCGTACCCACAGTTACTACAACAGACTGCGCTTCGCCAAGATAAAACGCTGTACTTTTGTCCACAATGACAATTGAAGCGTTTACAGGAACAGGTACTTGATAGATTAAACGGTAGTTTGTACCAGCACCAGCCGCCGCGCTGTTGATTGCTACGGTTACCGTGGCATTACTGGCTGTGACATTCGAAGCAACAATGTTGTCAATCTTATTTACCGTACCAGCCGCAGGCGTAAGTGCAGTCCAAGTCGTAGCCGATGTCGTGCTTGGAATTAAGTAACTTGTTGTGCCATAGATTGACGTTACATTGACGATATTTGGGTTTGCCATGCTTATTCCTTAATAACCAAAAATCATCGCCATTGCGATACTTTTGCCAGTTGTAATGCCGCCGCCGCTTCCATTTGCCGCTGATGTGATACGCCCATAAGCATCAACCGTAAGATTTGTATTTGTATAACTTCCCGCGGTTACGGCAGTAGTGTCCAGCGCAATTGTGCCGCTGGTAGTAATTGTTCCGCCAGTTAAGCCTGTTCCGGCAGTGATAGAAGTTACTGTACCAGATGAAGTTACCGAAGTGGTGATTACTAGCGCCTCTACGATGTCGCCTACCGCGCAAGCCACGCCAAGGGTAAAGCCCGTCCCGCTTGTAGCGGTGTAATCCGATGTCGCCAGCAAAACGCCGTTTACATAGACTTGGAGATAGCCTACCGCATAAGTAACCGTAAACGCCGTTTGCCCTGCCGTAGCGGTAAAAGATGTCCTAGAGTATGCACTTGCGCCGCCATTTGTAGCGTTAATGGTCACAGCACCCGTGCCGCCAGCAGGCGAAATGGTGACGTTTGTGCCTGCAACAATCTGAGTTACACCACCCGAAGCAGCCGCCCAAGATGCCGTAGTGCCATTAGACGTAAGAACGTAACCATTTGTTCCAATAGCAAGGCGACCAGCGCTATTTACACCCGTTCCAAGAATTAGGTCGCCGGTTGACGTTACAGGGGATAGCGCATTAAATGCCGCTGACGCAGTTGTTTGCCCCGTGCCGCCGTTAGCAATCGCCACTGTTCCACTAACGTTTCCTGCCGTGGTTGCCGTTGTTGCGGAAGTCGCCGTAGACGCATTACCCGTCAAAGCGCCAACAAAAGTGGTAGAAGTGACCGAAGTTAGGCCCGCAATCGTAGTGGCAGTACCGCCCAAGCTAACTGAAGTTGACCCAATTGTGATACTTGAGTTAGTCAGCGCACTATTTGGAATGTTTGTCAGGCTTGCACCCGAGCCACTAAACACGGTTGCCGACAATGTGCCCGTGGATGGGACATATTGGTATTTAGTGGAACTTGTGTACTCGGTGGATAACGTTCCGCTAGTAACCGCAGCAAACAAAGGATATCGAGTGGATACAGTAGTTGTATCGTCCGTGATCGTGATTGCGGAAGTTGGGGTTGTCCATGTAGGCGCACCCGAAGCGTTAGACGTTAAAACTTGCCCAGAAGTGCCCGCCGCAGTAAACGCATAATCCGTACCCGTGCCATACGCCACCGTGCCCGCAGTTGGAGTCGCTGTGCCATTTGTGCCCCCGTTTGCAATTGGTAGCGTACCCGTTACCCCTGTAGTTAAGGGTAAACCCGTAGCACTGGTTAATACAATAGCTGTTGGAGTGCCCAAAGCAGGAGTGACTAGCGTGGGGCTGGTGGACAAAACGACAGACCCTGTGCCGGTGCTGCTTGTTACACCTGTTCCACCCGATGCCACGGGCAAAGTTCCTGTAGTCAACGCTGAAGTTGACGTAGCGTAAACCGCGCCGCCCGATGTAAATGTGGTTAACCCCGTGCCGCCGTTTCCGGTGTTTAATGTGCCAGCAAGCGTAATTGCACCATTGGTAGCCGAACTAGGTGTAAACCCTGTAGTGCCTGCGCTAAAACTTGTTACCGCAATACCAGAAGTAGATGCCCACGAAGGTAAACCACCCGAAACCGTAAGCACTTGGCCCGTAGAGCCGATGCCCAACATGGCAGTCGTAGCCGATGCGGATTGATAGGGAAGTGACCCCGCTGCACCGCCTGCAAGGTTAGTCGCTGTGCCTGCGGTAGTTGCCGAACCTGCCGTTGTAGCTGATGTCGCAGTAGCCGCATTCCCACCAATAGATAACCCGCTTGCCGTGCCCGTTAAACCCGTGCCAGGGCCACTAAATTGGGTTGCTGCGGTGATAGTGCTACCATCAACCGTAGAGCCGCTAATCGGCGTTCCTGTGATTGAGCCGCCCGTAATTGCTACGCTGTTTGCGTTCTGAGTGGACATTGTGCCCAATCCAGAAACTTGCGTGTTTGCTATGGCAATCGCCGTATTGCTTGCGCTAGTAATTTGTCCCTGCGCGTTTACCGCAATTGTTGGGACATTAGAAGCCGTGCCGTAAGAAGCCGCACCAACCCCTGTATTTGTAATGCTAAACGTGTAACTAGCAAGGGTTAACCCTGTTCCCGCAAAATAAGCCGATGCGCTTGCAAGCTGCGACCAAGTGATGTTTGTAACGCCTAATGTCCCACTTGTAGGGATAGTACAAGCCCAGCCCGAGTTTTGTTGCGTTGCACCATTTTGGATGAACGTAAAAGCAGAAACAAGGGAAGCGTAAGTGTTTGCGTCTGTTGACCTAGCCCATGCCCCTGTAGCAGCAACATAAATGCCGTTTTGCGTCTGATTGGTTTGGTTTTTTACCAATACCCGATCACCCGCCAAAGTGGTGTATCCGTCTATTGTCTGAAGGCCGGACAACGTAATGTTTACAGTTGTCGTTACCTGGCACTCAACTTTGATGGCATAACCTTGGGCGGTCATGTCCACATAGGCTTTATTTACTATGTCTGTTGGGTTTGCGGCAGTTGCGCTAATCGTGCCTGTATTAGTGGCAATATTTGTAAAAACGCCCGTGGAAGGGGTTGTAGCGCCAATTGTTGTGCTATCAATCGTGCTGCTTGTAATATGCAGCCCCGACTGATCTGGGTTAATTGTTGCTGTAAATGGCTGACCCTGCCCAATAAATGTTTGAAAAGTGCCATCAAGATTGAAATAAGCCTGTACTGGCAGGATATTCTGGTCTATTGTTTTGGCATGGTCAGTCATATTAGCTTTGATCGCCGACAGGGGTTACATAAACCAATGACGGGCCAGCCGCTGCGCCAATCATGCGAACATAAAA